AATACTATACGGCGGGCCGTGGGGCCATTCTATTTTTAGGTACGTCGCTCAGCAACCAGAAGGAGGCGTGTTACTCGCGGTTTCCGGAGAAGGCGGTTTCACAGACGAGTGCGCAGACGTCACAGGTTGCCCAGGAACCGAAGAGGGCACAGACTGAACAGAATATACTTGTTCAGATTTAGACGGCAATTCACAGTGGACTTCCCATCCAAGACTGACCCACAAAAGTGGGCCTCAGATTTCTTCACCTTCAACCTGAATGACTTTATAGGTCAAGAGGGAATACCGGCAGCATGGCCGTTCGAGGATTACAGGATAAATTTAGCTAAAGTGGTGCTGAGGCCTGAAGGTGTCACAACAACAATTGCAAGGGGCTGGGGGTACACAGTCCCAGTTCAGGACGCCAGAGTTAAAGATTTAAAATTACAGGATCAAACGCAAGACCCACTGGCTAACTGGGACGGGGCGAGGGCGTGGAACTTGGTCAGAGGGTTTAAGAGGCTGGTACGCCCAAAGCCTCAACTAACCATATCAGATATGACAGCCTCTAACTTTTCAGCATCAATGTGGCTGAATAGCAGTAGATCAGGCTGGTTACCTTTACAAATGCCAGCAGGGACCCAGAGGGACGGTACAAGAGTAGTGCACTACGGGCTGGCATTCTCTTGGCCTTCACCTGGACAGGCACTGAGATATATTGCAGAAATAACTATATATGTAACATTCAGGCAGTTCGCTCAGATAATGTTGAAGAAATCTGAAGAAGACCTGTCAAAGTTCGGGGACTGCTTAACAATTACTGACAATGAAAAAGACATAGACTGGAATGTTGTTGGATCTCTTTAATAAAGATAGCATATTAAATTCAAAGCAAGTGGTCTCCTCCCTCCGCGCTACGCGCGTCGGTCGTCGACAATCTCGCGCGCCACTCGCGCTCCGTTCGCTTCGCGAACTCCGCGACTCGGGGGCGCGAGATGAAAACGACTGTCATCCCGAGGGGGGTGTTTTCATCTCGCGCCTAATAATTGATTGGGTGCGGGAGCATGTGTCCGGGCATGTCCTTGAATTCACCAGTCTCATAAAACTTGTACACATTGATCCGTCGGTAGAAGGCACTCTTCTCAATTTCACCTTTCCACCACCCATCCACATGGCGATTGCTGGTAAACACAATCTTCTTGCTGGTGAATTCCACGTAGGCACCTTTCACAGGCACACGGTGAGGGTACCGGTCACACAGACGTAGGCACTCACAGTACGGCAGCCAACCGTAGAAGTCATCGATTATGACAATATCTTGATTGTCATAACCATCCCACCAATCACCTTTCATCTTGTAGAACTTAGACCCTTCCATCTCATTGGCCAATTTTGACTTGCCACAGCCAGGTGGGCCAATCAGAACGATGACTTCTGTTTTGAAATCGCGGGGCGGGCAACCAATCAGCAACCGGAGATCACGGAGGCCCCGCCCATACTTGACGTAGACTTCACTGAACTCTCGCGCGATTTCACTCATTTGACTTCCGCGTTTCACAGCGGCAACAGCTCCCGCAAGATCACTCGGATTATTATCACTCGGAGTACCGATCATGGTAAGTATTTCGCCGTCTTTACCACAATAATCAGCATTCTGCTGATCACTGCCGCGAGCTTTCTCAAAATGCGCGCGAGGAAAAAGTTTCTTTAGAGCGGTAAGCCGCTGCTTTTGCTTAAAATGCATGAAGCCTTGCAGATGAGGAGTACCGCTTTCGCCAACTTCTTTGCCGATTATCGCAAACGCGTACTTATCTGCATCATGAATCAGATTGCGAGCGGTCTCCTCTTCCTCGGGAGTGTAGTTATTCAGAGTAAAGCACCAGCGACGGGCTCCGCTGTCTCGCCGTGCTGCCATGATGCTTCGCAAATAGCGGCCGCTGCGCGGCCTTCTGCGCATGCTCCGCAAATAAAGGCCGCTGCGCGGCCATTGCGCATGCGCCACTACTGCGCATGCTTGGCCAGGGGCCAGATGGCCCCATGGCCCCGGCCCGCCGGT